CGCCAAACGAATAATTCTTCAATAAAATCTTCACGCAGAACACCTAATGGATCACCGTGCTGTCTTGGACCTGTCCAATAAGGGTTCTGCCTCGCGTAAAAAGCTCAGTGTAATTATACCTCAATACTTCAACGATAACTGATATAACATCAAATATGCTATCTGTAGCCATATTCAATGCACCTTCATCAAGCTTCTGGGCCTCATCATTATCAATAGACACAGAAACAAAATCAGGATTCAATACTTTTTTAGCAAGATCAACTAATGCATCTCCATCCAAACTTTTGGATATTCGATCAACAGCATCATTAAATGCTGTTGAATTAGCATTAGCATCTCTTGCTTCCATAATTGCTGAAAATGGAGTCAGAAATCTTTTCTGAACTTCACCTAATATTCTGAGAGATAGAAAAGCATCATACCGCCTAATGTAAAATTTGTTGCCATTATCCAATTTGAATTCATGCCGCGCTGCTGCCATATTTAGATTGCCTGGCTAAAAGCATTACCACCAATATTGTATACAGCCGGATTACCAGTATGAATTGCCCATGCTCTAGTGGCAATTTCCTTGCCAAATTCAGCATTGGCTGGTTTCACAATCCAAGCATAAGAAGCAGCAAACAATGTTTCACCGCACAAATCTTGAACAAGAATAGGACCCATTAAACCACCACAAGTCAAGATGTCAGTTGAAAACATTGTTGACAAAAAGTCATTAGAAATCGATGTTTGCTGAAGTGTAACAGTAACGGTACAACGGCGATCAGAATTGACAGCACGCGCAACTTCACCATCAGCGCCAACTTGTGTCGTAATGCCATCATTTTGCATTTCAATAGACACAAATGTTCCATCAGCATAGCCTGACAACGGAACACCATTAAAGATCACAAGTATCTTTGCTGCGTTGTAAGTGCGAACAATACCGCTAGGCATTCAATGTCTCCTTATGCTGCTACTGAAGCCACAGGAAGGTTCTCATATGTCAATGTCCCTTGAATCTGGACAACATGGATCGCGCCAGCAAGCCGAGCAGTAAAGTAAACATCTTGCAATACACGAGATGCCTTGACGCTAGGATCAATAGTTGCTGCTAGCGGAACAGAAATTGTATAGCTCGGAATAATGTTGCCATTCGTATCCAATTCTGTAGGAGCAATTCCACCACGCATTACTCCAGAATCAAGAGCAGATTGGAGCCTTGAGCGAATGATCGCAATACCTGGGTCGGTGTATGGGATACGATTATCAACCATTTGCGTAAAGATACGCACTTTAATTTCATCGCATAACCAATCTCTGAATCGAATTACATCGATCCATTCACCACCAGCAACCTTGCCGTTTTGTGTTATATTGATATTACGGAAAGGTTCAAATGTATTTCCATTCTTAGCAAATACATTTTGTGCTGTCGTTTCAGGCAAATAAATCGAATCAACATCCGACAATTGCTGATTTGCCCATGTCTCTTGTCCAGGATACTTACTAAAACTCCTGGCCGCAATAGCCACATCAGGAAACATTTTGATTTCTGGGTGATACCACCAGCATGTTCTGAAGAAATTGCCTGTCTTTAATAAATATGCTGTTGATGTAGTATCTGTGCCAGGAGCGGACGAATTATTGACATTGGATAACACATTTACGAACAATTTTTCTTCAGATTCAACCCATTGCGCCATATGAACAGCTCGCGCTTCATTATGCGCAGTGTCACAAATGCCATACCAGTCTGAATTTTCATTATTAATAGCAACAAGATCAGGTGTTGGATCAGTAAGGTTGGTATCCTTACCAATAAACAATCTTGGTGGATGTGGTATCTGACTAAACCAAGTTTGTGCTGCTATATAAATAGCATCAGTGCTAACACAATGGAAAGTATCAAGCAACTGATCAGGATCGGTAATAATGTTAACAAGACTTCCATCATCGGCTGTATACGGGCCAAACAAAAGCAAATCGGAAAAATTGAGCGACGTGACACCAGCAGTCTGTAGAGATATTTGAACGTTTACGATACGGTCAATGTTTGCCATTACAACACTCCATTGTTAACGCATACGCCTAGCGCGGATGAATCCTTTTACCGTCATAGTTCCAGCACCATAATTCGCATTACATCCCAAATAAACAATATTTGATATGCTTGAAAGAATGTTAGTTGATGGCACTACAATTGTGTTTATATTCCCACCAGATGTTGTTGAAACGATACCTAATCCTCCAGTATCACCAGCAGGCTGTGTTGCTGAAACTGTATTTATCCATCCACGCAAATCATCTGTTCCACCACTACTCGAACACTGGAGATAAACATAACCAACAACATCCCAATCTCCAGCACTAAGCGTTATTGATAAAATATCTGTTGGTGTATTATTTGCTATTGATACTGGTGATGTTTGTGCTGCTATAACAAATTCACCTATTTCTCCTGGCGCTGCAGGCAATCCGTTTATCACTCCTACTGAGGAACCAATGAGCCTAGTATTTAGATCATTCAATTCATCTTTTGAATATTGAAAATTCTGTCTAACATCAGCTGTAAAAGCATCTCCTTCAGGCGGCACAGTAGGATCGATTTTGCTATACGACATTATTTCTTATCCCAATTCGTTGTGCCATTATCCCATCTTGTTTTCATTTGATCCCATCTAGTGAATTCAGAAAATGTGATTGTCTCGATACACATTTGATCAGTCAATGATCCTGTGTAATGGCCCTCAACAACAACCGTTTCAATAAGCCCAACATTATCTTTGTAATGGTCAGTGTAATAATAATCAAATTGATAGATTGTACGGTCTTCATATTGCGAATTATTCAACAAAGCGGGAATGCGTTGAAACATTAGACAATCGCCAATAGCCACATCTAACAACATTTGTTTATCTAATGCTGCGCTGGCTCCCAACATCATTGCCATTTGACTAGCAATTTGATCTGAATTAGGACCACAGAAGAATTGAAGATTGATTGTTGCTTTCCGCCAAGAGCTAATTTCTTGGAACCCATTAGCATCAATATATGGATCTATATAACCAAAATTCGGCAAATCATCATTTGTGTAATCAATCATTACATATGGCTTATCCATTCTTGGCGCATTCTGATAAGACCATACAAATGTCAAATTGAGATTATTTACAGTGTTCGCAACATAATCTAGCAATTCCCAGATGCCAGGAATCACGGAGCATTCTCCAATTGAAAGCCTTCAATTAATTCACAAGCATAATATCTCCAATGCGAAACTTGACTTTGTCTTGATCGAGCAAGCATTGTAAAATTTGATTCTCCAAACAGCAAGAATGGCAAATTGTCAAAATAGAATATGTCTCCTGGCGCTTTTGTCTCCAATCCATCTATGGCTTGATTTACAGTGCTCAATCTTGTATCTGTATATATTTTGATGTATTTTGCGTCTCGTTTGCCCCATGGATGAGCTTCTATTCTGTTCATATCGCCTTGTGATGGTTCTTGAACTGTTGCCATTACTATGATCTGCTGGCCAGTAGTATCATCTGGAAAATATTGACCATTAGACCAATAGCCAAAATTGCGTTTCAATACAGTAAACGGCAAACGAAACGATGTTGTCATGATGGCTGAATCTCATTAAGCCCAACAATTTCATAACGCACAGACTGTATCATTCGACCAGTATCAATCAATGGTGAACTTGATCCTTTTGCTTTAATTGTAGCTGGAAGCAATGGAACAGCCCATTGCTTAGCATCACGTATTGTCAATTGAACCTTAGCTTGATACCATTCTCCTATATATGTCAGCACTTGTCTCGCATCATAAACTCCATCAATCATTTTTCCGACCAATGTTGCTGTGTATTGATATATACCATCACGATAACGATCAGCGGTTGTTCCCATGAATGGGCGAGCAGGGATAAACCTTGTCCCAAGTTCATTATATGTTGCGTAGTCAACAACAGCAACTCCGTCGATTTCTTCTGTGCCCATTATGCCAACTTTAACACCCATGTTTTTCAATTCTTTGAAGTCAAGTTTAATTTGCTTCCATCCCATATCCTTCTCTTCAACTTTTGTGACTTTGGGCGTTACCATATTGGATACCATACACCCATAGCTCTGGGATAAATAGCAGCAGTAAATTGAATTCCGTTCCTACAAGGATCACCAAATCGAGTTGTAATTGTTCCTACAGCACAACGCATCCAGAACCTATTCCATACGTCCCAAGGATCAGATGGTGGACGTTGTGACATCGTTTGAGTGCCTGTTTTAATAGTGCTGGCGTATTGAACTTGAATATCCCCTTCTTTTTCCATTGTAACCGGGCCAGCAACAGGCGGAGAATAAATACCAGATGTAGTTTCATTACGCAATGTCACAAGATATGCTATAAAATATGCTTGCGCTATATCTTGCTGGCCAGACGGAAGACACCATGGTCGCGCTTCATCAGCAATAACGGACAATGGAGCCATTATTGTTGGATCAACATATTGTGGACTAGTCGGATCAAGAAATTGAGGAAAGAACAATTGTATAAATGGTTGGACATTTGCCCAATTGTCAGAATAGACAGGCGGTGCTGCTGTTGGAGTAATATCCATCATCTATGGCACAGGCGGTAATGGCAATGGAACAGGATCACCAACTGGAGCAATTGTTCCAGCAACAGCTGTCCCAGCAATCACAGCAATATCCATCAATGTAACAAGAGGTGTTACTCCAGAACCCATATCAACATCAGCAGTTACAGAGACTTGTGCTTGACCGAGTGGACCAACGGGCGACACGGTAGCAAGACCATTTTCTGGAACGCCTACAGGCACAGTATCGCTGCCAGATGGAGTCCATGAATCAACAATTAGAATAGTAGTATCAGATGATGTCCATGTAACAGGGCCATCAACAACTGCCGGATTGCCTTGCATATCCACATAAGTTACAGCTACATGGATCATTTGGTCATCTGGTAATTGATATGCCACGTTGTCTCCTTTCACCTTCATTGTCAAGCCGCCATATTTGACGTAGAAATATGCCATAATTGACGATGCTGGTTGTGACGGAACAAATTGAAATGTTATTGTGCCGCCAATTTTAACATCGATGTTCCCTTGTATGTTCATCCAGTTTGAACAGAAACAGGTTCACCTTGTTGGGTGACTTTGTGCTGCGGGACGGGCAGTTTGATGCTGAGTAGATGCTTGGCCTCCGTGCTGGGCACTACCGGAATGACCTGCTTGGCTGTGCTCGCCTCTTGTGGCATCAGGCTCTTGAACACCATGTTTTGCACTAGCATCTTTGTATTCCTCCAACGCCATATGATCTGTGCCTTCAACAGGCATTTCCATGAGCATTTGAACTTGCTCATTATCCATCATATCAGCAGCCACTTCACCTGGAATACCAGGCACAAGCATCGCACTACCAACATGAATTACTTTTGATGAGTAATTCATCATCATGATTGGAGGTGCTACTTTTTCTAGTGTTGCTTTTTCCTCAGCCATGTTTGCTACTCCACTAGGTTGTTAGGCCACCAAGAAATGCAAGTGGATAATACACAGACACCCCAGCAGAACGCGCAAGACAATTGGTGAGGATTTCCAAATTGCGTTGCTCAGGAGGTAACTGTGTAAATGGCATCACATAGTCGTGAACAAAATTATCTGAACTGCGTTCATAAAGCAGAGCATAATCTTTGCCGCCGGCTCCAACACCCTGCAATTCCCAAATATTCTCAACAGTAACTTGCGGATTGCTTTGCTGGAATAGTGCAAGTGCTGTGATCGGAATGCCTGTTGGACCAGTCACAAACTGGCTATTAGCAGCAGCATAAGCCTTGGGCGCAAGTTCCAAAAAATTGGCATTATGAATACCATTATTTTGTAGCATATAAGCATTCATCATACCAACCATGTTGGCATAGATTTGTGCGCCAGTTAGAGTTGACCAATCGCCAGGATTAGGCATTACAAACGCAGGAATGTTTGGTTGATTAAACAGTCCGAACAAACCATAATTAGAATCACCCATAAGCTTAATCGAATTGATTTTCAATTCAATGGCACGTCTTGCCATGTCAGCTTTACGTTGATCAAGTGCAACACCAGTAGCTCTACTGGCCCGCAATTCATTCACATTGTAACCATAACTGTCACCTAGTGTTTTAACAGTAACAGTTTTATCTGCTCCACGAATATCAACACGAGGCAAATCATCAGCATAATTAGCAACAACTTTTGCCATGCCGACAGGATCAAACATCCTTATTGTGATTGTCTCGGCCCATTCTGGAACATCAGTTGCGTCTGGAACCAAACGATTAGCATTCATCGCTGGGAACAAACGGTCGTATGTTTTAGACTTAATGTAATCAAGTTGACGTGCCAACCAAATGCCAGTATTTGGCACATCTGCTACTTGATAAGCATCTTCCCGCATATGCTGAGATACAAATGCGTCAATGACTGGAAGATCACTAGGGTCGTAATTCTCGTGTTTTTGATGTGGCGCAGGCATATCAGTTACTCCTCAATTCAATCCAATCACAGCATTGGATAGTTGAATTCGATTACAGCGACATTAACTGCCGCACCACCAAGTAA